TGTATTCGTTGGATCTTTCGGCCGCAACGGACCGATTGCCTCTTCTGATACAATCGTGGTTATTGACTCCACTCCTCGGAGATAAGGTTGCATCCCTATGGGCTCTTATGCTAGTAGGCCGCGCTTACCGTCTTCCTAAACATATTACTCTTGAACACCGAGGGAAACCCGGTGCGCTTGAGGAACTGCTAAGGACTGCGGGCGTAAGGTCTGTTGGGTTCGATACTCAACAGGCCTCGCGTAACGTGTTCTATAGTGTAGGACAACCCATGGGTGCCTTGTCGTCGTGGGCGATGCTCGCACTGACGCATCACTTTATCGTACAACTGGCGGCACGGAATGTCGGGCTAACTGGTTGGTTCACACGGTACCTCGTCCTTGGTGATGACATTGTCATTGCCGATGGACGAGTTGCGCGGGAGTACATCAGACTGATGGAGGATCTTGGGGTAGCCATAGGTCTAGCCAAATCATTGGTTAGTTCCAACGGTTCCTTCGAATTCGCTCGTCAGTTTGTTTTCCGTGGTCAACCCGTAACAGGGTTTGCCTGGAAAGAAATGGCGGCTGCGCGTGGATCACTTGTAGGGCTCCTAGCCTTATTCGTGAAAACCATGCGTCATCCTACATTATCTGTACATCACGTGACTCGATTCATGGGATTCGGTCACCGTGTGAGAAGTCTTCTGAATTCGCCGATCCTCACAGTAATGAGAGGACACCGACGATTCGGATTACTTCTGGCGTTCTTAAGAGCACCGGACGCAAGTCCGTTCTCTTGGGCATTCTCTCAATGGATAGCTATGCGGTCGTGGGGCCATCAGCTACCGTCAGTGAACCACCAAGCTGTGCTTGGTTCGTTTAAGGACAGTAGTATCAAGGATTTACTTTCTCACAAAGAGGAAGTAATATCGTTTGATTCCGAACTTATGTTCGGTGGTGATCCGATTACCGGTGGTCTATTCCAGAAAGAGATCCAACCTATCATCGATCGATGGATGGAAACATCCAACGATGCAATGATGGAGTTGGAGACGCTATCTAACCAGGTGTTCGATCCTTCGCAGCTGGATACTGTTTGGTCTTCCTTTACCGATGCACAATCGGCTTACGACTCAATGCCTTCGAGTATCGATCCGTCCTCACGTGAGGATGGGAAAGAAAATCGTCGGTCAGTAGGTCGCTGGCTGAAAGTGTGGGTGAGGTTGAACCGCGCAGCACGTTCAGCT